TGTGTTCGCGCCCACGTTACGAAACAGTACATCCTCACCAGTGGAAACTTGGTTTGCAGCAGGCATCAGCAACGACAACCCTGCACCGGAGGACACCTCAAGGATACGTGACACAACTGTCCCTGTCCCTGTGTAGTTGTAAGGCCAGAACAACGTTGTGTCAGAGGAGATGGCTGCAGTTGAGTAACTGTAATCACTTGGCGGGATTGTTGCACCGCCGAAAACTTGTGTGTAGTCGGTCATCCTTCAGTCCTTTGTGCAGATTGATCTGTCAGCCTGCGAATAGATTCTTTAAGCAAGGATTGTACAGCTTGGTCGTACAATCCTTTGAACTCAGCCACGCGATCACCTAGTTTCAAGAATGGTTGTGCTTCTAACAAGGTCGCGTACAGGAGCACCTGTGGCGCGTACTGTGTTGTCCAGTTGGTTTGGTTGGTTGTACTCAAAGGCTCAGGGCGCTCGTAATAAGACAGTTCAAACTGAAAAGCCGCATTGGGCGTTGGAACTATAAATAGGTGTTCGTAATCGTAGTCTGAATAGTAACGCGGTACATCTGTTAAACTGGTGTTAGGCCAAAACGACCTACAGTATTCGTAGTATCGTTTAGTCAACGTAACACGGTTTGAACCGTCAACAATGGATAGACTTATCGTTTCCCTGTGTCTAACAGGTTTGTCTATTGTTGAAGAATTGATGGACAGTGTACCGTTAACAAACTTGATGTAACCTAGACCACGAACTTCACTGGCAATACGATTCTCAGCCAGCATGATAAGACGTGGGGTTTGTGTGATGAATGGTTCGTCTGAACGTTCAGCGTAAGTCTGGATATCGGTAACCAAACTATCAAATGTCAGGGCTTCAGCGACCATACCGACCTCGTGTGTGAACTGCTACAATTATAGCAGTTTAAGTTAGATTTGTGTCCGGGCGAGGTGCTCTCAGTGTGATATTCTCTGCCCTACGAGGTGTCAACCTATAGGGGTCATACAAGTCTTTACACCTGTTGCACACCATCAAACCACGTGAATTTGGATCACTGGAAAGGTTGCTCAGTTTCATTTTGAGTCTGCAACGATCACAGACCGCAATGGGATCAGGACCGATATATAGACTCATGCTGTGTATGACCTGATGTTTGGTGAGAATATAACAGGGCTACCGTCGCTTTCACCACCTTCTGCTTCCCCTTGATATTCATCAGCATGTTGCTTGCACAGCATGATCCTGCCTGCTTCCGTTCCAGGTGCTTCTACCGCTATGCGGTGAGCTAGTTGCCAGATGATCGTTTCAAACCAGCGATCAGGTAATTCTAGTTGTTGTGTTAGCGTACCCACATCCTGGACACTGCGTTGACGCCAAACAACCAATTGATAAAAGTTGGAGTCAGCAACAGGCCACACATTTAGCGAAGGTGTCACTGTTCTGTTGTACCAGTAGTTTAGCGGTCTACCTGAAACAAACTTGTTTGGGAAACTCACATAGTCGTCACGGCTAATGGCAGTGCAAGGGATTTCTGTGTTCAATGAAGACAGGTACACTTCGTACATGGACATTGTGCCTCCACCAGTTTCACGAACACGGAAGTACAAAACCGACACAGGGACAGCAATGTCCACCCATACCCACGTATTATGCAGGTATACACTGCTTACCAACGTGCTTGCAGTAGCCCAAGTTACCCCGTCAGAGCTTGTTTCTAGTAGTAGTGTAAGGGTTTGTGCACCCTGCGGCAATAAACCCACGCTTATTACAGAGGTGTCTTGTGAAAACAGGAAGGTAAAGTCCCCGTTTGCTACCGTTTGCGTACAAGCAGTCGTGCAATCGCCGTCAGTAAGGTTAGCTGCCGTTCCACCAGCGGATGAGGCGACAGTACCCGTCTCACGATTGGAATAACGTAAGTTAACATTCCTGATATTGATTGTTCCAAGAGGCAGGTCATAGGAAGGCTTGCTTAATGACGTGCCCAAGATCACCTTGTCAGTGCACCACAAAGCCACACCACGGTTTGCCAGCTTAGACAAGATGAGAAAAAGATTGTCCTTAGCTATTTCAACTATTTCCGGTGTTTGACTGGCTGCAGGGAGACCTGCGCGTCTAACAGCGTGTTCCAAGACCTTGGCTGTGTCTATTGTAGTAGTTCCAACTGTTCCGCTAGTAGTCATTTAGACAACGCCTCAACACGGCAATATTTCTCCACCCATCCCTGTAATCCTTCAAATCGAGTCATTTCTTCCCTACAGGTTCCGTAGTTTTCAACGACTGTACTGGCGACGGTAGAGAGTTCAACACCGCTGGCTTGGTCATATAGCTGGCCGGTGGCGTCGGGATTGTCCGGGAGTCCTTCTCCACTGGCGGACAGGTCGTGCAGCCGGACAAAACCAACAGGAACAACGCACCCATTGTCAGCCACCCCAGAAACATAAACAGGAACGCGCTTAACAACGTCGCGGGTTTTCCATCGGACAACTTCAACTCTCTCAATTGTGGTCTTGACATCTTGGTTTGAAGCATTTTCGTTCACCACCCTTTTGTCTATAACGGTTTCTAGTTGTTTCTTCTGATTAGCATTGTACTCTAAGGTACACTGTTTCTTACCGCTTTGGTACGAGCCAGCGGACAGCAACACGCTCCACGCTACTACTGCCAGCACCACATAAGACCAGAAGGCCGGGTTCATGCTTCACGCCCTCTCGAATAGCTGCCGAACATGTAACCTTGCAGCGAGTTGACCGGAACCAGGATCGCCCCGATAATCATCGCCACGTCTGCGCCTGCCCGTGTGGATGACATGGCGAATTCCATCGCCCACCAGATCGCCCATATCGTGATCGCAAACGTGCCGAGCGTCATCACGCGACGAATCAACATGTACTTGTCCACATACTCGAAGAACTTATCCACGAAGAAACATGCTCCTTTCGGCCACTCTTCGGCGGGTCAGACCGTGTACAACCTTTCCGCCAGCGTGATCCCACCGAAGGAACTGATCCGCTGCCGCCTCTATACTACCAGCATTCAATAGGCGCAGCAAGGTTGAGTTTTTCAGTGCATTACGCCCCAAGTTGAACGTAAAGCTAACCAGCGCATCAAACTCATTCTGCGAAACAGGTTCTTTGACTAGGTCGTGAACAGCTTTCTCAGCTTCATATAAGTCTTCAGCCAGTATCCGTTCTGCCTGCTCCAGCATGATACCGCAAAATATCTCACCCGGTTTGATCAAATGACCGTAGCCTATGGTCTTTTTACCGACGACATCCTCGTAGATATTCGGACTATAGCCTTCAAACTCCTTTATCAGATTGATCCCGGATTGGCTTGTCTTGTATGTGTTCATATCATATTTTTGTTGAACCAGTTTTGAAAAAGAGCCATAGAGCAGTCGCACCCGCCGCCGTGTAAGCAAGAAATCGTATCACGGTACTGAGTACACGCACTCCTGTCACAAAACCCTTCGCACTGTTCCACACTTCAAGAATTTCCTTGATAACCAGCATGTCAGCGTGGAGTACATCGAGCTTTTCCTCGATAGTGGTTATCCGTGTGTCTACTTCTTCTTTACAGACACCAAGTTCTTCACATGCAGCCATTGCAGTCTCCGTTATCCTTGTGAACCACCTTGAGCTATCGCCAGTGAAACTGTAGCGCCAGCGGAAACAGAATTGACAAGGAGTCGCATAGCTTGAACACTGTTGTCAAAAACAACTGACTGACTAGCTGTTTTTGAAGCCCAAGCAGTAGGTGCAGCCCACACGCCTAGTTGACCTGGTGTTGTCCAAGGACTAGACCCTGTTTCTTGGACTGACACATTGATCGTGCCGGTAATGACCATTGAACCAAAGGCAGGAACAACCATGCGAGCATCAACCACCATTGTCGCACTTGTGGAAACAGCAGACCAACCAATACCCATTGTATCAGCACCGATAGTCAGTGAAGGTACAACAGTCAACAGTGTCTTATAGTATTTAGTTGAAGTCGTTGCAACAGATGCACCCGGTAATGACATGGACTCTGTTTGCACGTTACCGTCGGCATCTGTGCCAACCAGAACAGCTGTTTTTGTGGAGTGTGAGTTTGCCGTGTTATTAGTGATTGTTACAAGGTGAGCCAAAGAATCACTAGAGCTCGTTGTGGTAATAGCCCAAGTTAAACCTGTGACCGCTGTGGCGTAACCGTTGGCGCTGACTGCCGCTGGTGTCCACGAGTTTTGAATCTGTAGCATTTTTCACCTCCGCAAAGAGAGAGGGACCGAAGTCCCTCATTCATTAGACTTGTGTTACACCGACTGCCCCGATTCGGGTAGCATTCGGTCCACACGCCAAAGCGGGTAGTGAATAGTTGACAACAAGACGTTTAGCGTTATCGGTTGCACCCACAATGATATAACCGCGAACATCAGTGGTGGATACGGTTGCAGGTGAAGTTACATCCGCTACCTTGCAAGCTGTGCTGCTGATCGTGATAGCTGTCTGGTTGTACATAACAGAGGAAACATAACCAAGATCTGTCAAACGGTAAGGCAGACCGATACCTGTTCCCAAACCTACTACGCAAGCCGAGGCAATTGCACCGCTGGAAACCACGCTCTTGACCGACTTGAATGTCTTGGTGGTTTGGACAGTAGTGGTGTTCGGGCATGTAATGGTTTGGCTCATTGGAGCGCCATAGCGGTCGTACCCAGAAATGGTCATCGTCTTGGAAGAGTGGTCAGCACCGGAGTACACAGCGATCGTACGCTCACAGTCAAGGATAACGATAGCGTTACCGTCGTTAGCTGTTCCTGCGGTAGTGCCTGTGCCAGCAGTCATTGTCAAAGCACCGTTTGGCAAGTTCTGACTCAAACAAATCTGGTTTTGTCCAGTGGTCGTACCAGAAGCGGCTGGCACTACATCAAAACAGTACTGACGACCAAGAGGACCGACGCCAGTGGTCATGTTAGAAGAACCGGAAGAAGCGTTAGAACCTCCGATAAAGGCTGTACCTATGTATAGATCATCAGAAACTTGCATTTGAAACTCCTCATGAAAGGAATAGTTAAAACAAAGACCGAACATGTTCGGTCTTTGTAGTTTACAACGATGTCACACGAAACACAACCTGTTAAGCTCCAGGAGTTCCGTAGATAGCTCGCCAGTTAGTCCAACCTGTTTCGTAACGCTCAGTTGCTTTGTAACGAACACTGTCGGTCTCAAAGTCACCTTCCATCGCTTTTTCCATACGACGGCGCATAAGGATCTTAAGACCCTCTTTCTCATCAGTCTTCACAAACCAAGCAGTAGGTGAAGTTAAACGAGAAATTACAGCCGTGTCGCTGGTCAACAGACCCATAGACTTAACTGGGTTGATGTCGTTGTTGGTTGTACCGGAACGCAGCACCGATTTCACCAACACTTCTGCGGTGAACAGGTTTGCAGGGGCAACCACCAGTTTTTCAGGTGACAAGCGGATTTTCTTACCGTTTGCATCAGTAGCAGAACGAATCTGGATAAGCATCTGTTCCAGAGAAGTTTGCGACAGAGCAGCAGAAGTAGTCAGCAAGTTAGACTGGTTACTGCCACCAGGAGCAGAAGGGTGTGAAGCAGAGCACAGAACAGCGCCGTCGCCACCATAGTAACCCACGGTGAAAGCACGGTTCAGTTCGTTTGCACACTTGGTTTCTTTGGTCTCTACCAGTGCTTGTGCCAAACCTTTTGCAAAGATAGAACCCAAACGAACATGGTCACCATCTTCAATCAGCACTTTGGTCATAGCATAAGCCAGACCGTAGACCTTGTAGACATACCGTTTGTTGAACAGTACACCACCAGATTGATAGCTGATAGGCATACCATCAGGTAGTTCAGGCGCAGCGCCGAAATTGTACATTACAGGTTCTTCGTGGTACGAACGCGGAATACCATCAATTTCGGTAAAGATACCTTTCCACTCATCCTTGCGTTGATCGTAAACACCATCGAACGCTTGGTTAAGGATCGGTTCAACGATGGCACGGAAGTCCGTACTACGCATAGTCATTCCAGGCATAATCAGAGTCCTTTATTAAATGCCGACTTTAGAGGCGACGAATTGATGTTGAGCGATGGCAACCTTAACTACAGTGTAGGTGTCACCCCATGCGTTGTCTTGTGCCTCGTACAGACCAAGGATACGGAACTGTCCTTGAGCACCGCCTGCTTCTGGTGTGTGGTTCAAAGCGTAAGTAGAGTTACCAGTCTGGGTAGAACCAGTACCAGTGATCAGATCAGCTTGTGCACCGACAGAGGTAGCAGCGATAGTACCGCCACACTGAACAACGAACTCCATTGCAGGGTCGTCATACACCCATGCTACGATGTTGGTTGCAGTGATCCCAGCAGGCCAGTAAGGTGATACAACAGGCTTACCTGTGGAATCAATGTACTCACAACCTGCAAAGATACCGACGATATCGTTAGTTGCTGTGCCAATGTTCAGTGTGCCATCAGTATTAAGCAAAACGGGATCGCCTGAAAACAACGAAGTTCCGTATGTGGATCCAATGGTGTACTTACCGAGACCGCGAGTACCATAAGCTGACT